ATGGCGCTCATGATAACCGCCGCGACGCTGGGCAACTACGAAGCCGGGCAGGAGGCTGAGCAGGCGCGCAACGAGAAGATAGACGCGCTGGGGCTTGATTATGTGAAGGTTAGTTTTGAGGAATTGTATCTTTTGGCAAAAATTATATATGCCGAAGCTGGTTCGGATTGGTTGACAGACGAGCATCAACGGCTTGTTGGGTCTGTACTTTTAAATCGCGTTGCAAGCCCCGAATTTCCTAATACGATTCGGGAGGTTGTCGAACAGCCGGGACAGTACTACGGCACAAATAGTTGGTACTTCGTAAATCTCAAGATACGCATTGGCGATACGCATAGCTTGCGCTGTGGCTCTCAGCGCAAATCATCGGGCATATGTTGACGATTATTATATCCGACAAATGACGATGCGCGATATTGCAACAGCGCACGGCGTTAATGTCTCGGCGGTATCGCGAGGCATATCCAAAGCAAAAGAGCATTGCCGCAGGGCATTAGAAATATGTGAAGGAGTGAGGACATGAATAAGAAAGATTGCTTTATTTGCGAAAACTGCCTGTACATCGGAGAAGGCGACAGCATTTGTGATGTGGAGCCGGGTAATATTGTTTTGGAAGATTTTCTGCCCGGTGAAGATTTTATGTGCTGTGACGGAAAGAACTGGGTGAAAAAATGAACCGCGATTATATAACTAACTCAGACCCGAGTATTCAAGTGCCGTATAATCTCGACAGGGAATATTTGCTGAAAGAGTTCGGCGCGGAGGCGACTACATACTACGAGAACCGCATTGCGGAAAGACGGGCAAATGGTAAAGTCTATTACAATCCGTTGAAAACAATGTTTCTGTGGATGACTGAGGACAGAGCCGACAGCCGCGGGTATTACAGCCAATTCATCCGCAATTTTAACAGCGGAAAAATCAAGAATCATGGAGGGAGTTAATATGGAGCGAAAGATATATACGCCATGGGCATTTAGCGAAAACGAACGTGAAAAAGGGCTAATTAACCGCGAGATTTACATTGAATTGATGGGAAAGCACAGCATTTTCAGGCATGACCGGAAAACGAACTTGACCGATGGGGTTGACTGCTCTTTTGAGGACTTTGATGTTGTTATTGGGAGAAAGCCGGGATATCATCATGCGCTCTATCGCATCTATAAAAATGCGCCGGAATTAACGATGGACGAACTTGCTCTAATCTGCGACGGCGGCAACCTGTGTTTTGGATATATGATGGATGCAGGTCATATCCGAGTATCGGAGGATTGACGTGAACATAATCTACCGCATCTGGTACAGTCGCAATCCTGCGCCCGACGACGACAGCACTGAATTTATCGCTTACATAGGCCGCACCAAGAATGACCTCACCCAGAGAATCCGGCAACACTTCATGGGGCATCCTTTGCAGAAGAAACTTGATATTCGTGGAGTGTCACATATCGACTATACGACGTTTCCCACTGTTGCGGACATGTATGTTGCGGAGGTGATTTTAATCAATAAATATAAGCCGCCGCTGAATGTGGACGATAAAGCCCCCGATGAACTGACGTTTTCGTTTGAACTTGGTGGAGCGTTCGAGGTATGGGATAAGCCTCAGCTCATGGAGAAGTGGATGAATGACAGGAGGAGTGCATTTTGAGCGACAAACGTATCGTAGCGATTGTAAGACCCACCTTGGGCGACAAGTCGGACAAAGTATCTTGTTATGATTGTAAATGGGGGACGTGGCAGGAAGAAAACAAAATGAACTATTGCACTCATGCGGATGCAGCACACGCCGTTGCTTGCTATTGCTATAATCGGCAATGTCCATACTACGAGGAGGGAGAATGACACCTAAATTTCGAAAAGCCGTGTCTGACTTTTTTCTAGAATATGTTAACCCAGCAGAGCGCGGCTTACTCGCCGATGGGAAATTAACTGACAGCGCTCTTATTGCTGCCGTTAGGTTGTTGCTGAAAGAGCAGGTTTTTGAGGATTTCGCCGAATTGAAGCTTGTTGCACTGAGAGACGCAAATATTATTTTGCCTGATTGGTTGAGAGGACAGGAGACAATATGAACGAACAAATATGCGGGACGTGCATATGGCATCACAAAGCCGGAGACGATTGGCTATGCACAAACAGTGATTCCGAGTATTGCACCGATTGGACAAGTTACGACGATTCATGTGATGATTACGAGGGGAAAGAATGAAAAAATAAAAAACACTTATGGACTCTTGTTGAAGATTTGACCACAAAAAGGATTAACATTGCGAAGGGGGAGGATGTGTGACACTGCAAGAATTAGCAAAGCATTTTCAATTGCGGGAGCGGCTTGCGAGGAGCGAGCAAATATTACAGTCTTTGCAGTCCGCGGCTCTCCCCGGCGCTCAGGTTTTGACTGGTATGCCGCACACACCCGGAGTCAAAGACCGGGTCGGAGATTTAGCGGTCGAGATTGCCGACATGAAAGATAGCATTCAGGCTTTGCAGGAAGAAATCGCAAAAGAGGCCATAGCAATTGAGCTTTTCATAAGTTCCATAGAGGATGGATGGGTGAGAACAATCCTGCGTTTACGCTTCATTCGTTGTTTGACATGGGGGGAGGTTGCCGCCATCCTAGGCGGCAGAAACACCGAGGATGGCGTCAAATCGGCATGTTACAGATTCCTGTCTGAAGAAAGTTGCAACGCCATGACGCGCCATGACGCGCCGTGACGCTTGACAACGCGCAGGTCATACATGTTATGCTAGGCTAGTAAAATTCTAAATAGCCGGACGGCTCTCGTTCTGATAGCCGTTTATATTTTGGAGAAGGAGGATTTTCCGGGCTTCACGTAACTCCTTGTGATGCTTTGAACTGGCTATGTTTGTGCATTGGTAGGCAAAACAATGAAAAAGCATTAGCATTGTTGAAATTTGTATTAGGGAATAGTACAATGCAAAAAGGAGGTATTGCTATATGAACTGTATTAAGGAAAATGCTTTTGAAATTGTGACAGCGTTATTAAGTGCCACTGCAATAATCATTAGTTTGTTCAGCCTTGCACATCACAGGATTGAGGCAATCAACGCATATTTTGAAAACGATAGAAGTAAAGCTATGTTAAACGCCAGAAAAATAGCACATAATTTAGAAACAGGCTATGACCCCGTTGAAATAATGAATAAGTATGGTAATGAGATTGCTTATATTATTATTTCATATAGTCAAGCTGCTGTCTTAGTAAAAAAACGTCAACTTCCATTCTGGATATTTTCTAAGCAAGGGCCGAGTGGTTATGCAGTAATCAGAATGTGGGAAAAACTCGAACCATACATTGATATGCGCCGCAAGGGATATGAAGATGCTAATCATAATATAAGTATTTATCCTAACCCGTCGCTAGCCAATTCGTTCGAGGAATTATACAAAAGGATAATGAAAGCATATTCTAAATAGCAAACGCAACCACACAACCGTGCGCGTGGTACCCACCTGCTTGAACCTATGAAGGCCATCGTCAAGCGCTTGATGGATGAAGGGAAAACCACAAATGAAATATCAAAGCAACTCGGCATGAAGCCCGAAGAGGTCTTTCGTCTGTCTGACTTTTCGAAAGAAGAGTTCTTAGCGATGATGGTACAAGGCAGACGTGAGTATAGTAAGGCCGAGCTTATCACAAGAGTATGATGATATACATTACACCGCGCCCTCAGACATAAGGCGCGGTGTAGTCGTTCCATGCTTATGTGAGCGATGGGGTTGATACATGTAGGTGGGATCATCGCTGGATAAAAAAGGTACTGTGACGTTTAAATTTTTTAATGCGCGCTCGCTGACCCCGAAAAAAAGCTAGATACCAAAGGGGAAATCTGGAATTTCGTTACTATGCACAAAAAAAGGAGTGGATATATGGCTGAAAAAATCACAGATGATACGGAAGTCAATACTACGGAACTTGCTGTGGTGCTGGGATTAACGGCACGAAGGGTGCAGCAGATGGCACAGGATGGAACTATGGTGCAGGTGCGGCGAGGATATTTCCCGCTCTGTGAATCGGTTCAGCGATATATCACATTTTTATACAAAGAGAGAGAGGCCAACCCTCAAGATAAAGAGAGGGCGGCGGCTGAGACCAGCATCAAAAAATCAAAGGCGGTTGTTGCTGTACTGGAAGCAAAGGAACTGCAAGGTAAGATGCATCGCTCCGAGGATGTCGAGGGACTTTTGACAGACCTTGTATTTACTATACGAGGGATGCTACTGGCATTCCCCGGGCGACTGTCGGTTGACGTTATCGGAGCAGAGAGTTCGGCGGAAGCAGCTGTTATTATCCGCGATGAGGTCTATAAGGTTTTAGAAGAACTGGCAAACTACAAATATGACCCCGCAGCTTTCGAAAAGAAAGTGAGAGAACGGAGGAAATGGGTTGAAATAGATGGCGAAAGCGAATGATATTGAGAGGATAAATGCTTCTTTATCGCGTTCTATCAGCGGGTTTAAGCCTCCCGAAAACTTGACTGTTTCCGAGTGGGCGGATAAATACCGCCGACTTCCGCCAAGTTCGGCGGAACCGGGGCCTTGGCGTACGGTTAGGACGCCATATCTTAAAGACCCGATGGATGCATTTTGCGACCCGAAGATTCGGCGCCTTGTAATGGTTGCCTCATCTCAGGTGGGAAAGGCATTGGCAATATCAACACTAATTCCAACACCTACGGGATGGACAAGTATGGGCGCCCTGAATGTTGGAGATTTTGTTTTTGATGAAAAGGGAATCCCGACTGAGGTTATTGCGGTGACTGAAATTATGCAAGACAGACCTTGTTTTCGTTTAATATTTTCAGATGGCGAGCAGATTATTGCCGATGCTGACCATCAATGGTATGTCGAAAGCAATACCATGTTGCCGAATGGAACAAGGAATGGAGTATTAACAACAGCGGAAATCGCAATGTCACACAAGCAAACATGGGGACGGAATCGTTATGCAATCCCCGTGTGTGGTACCCTGCGATGCATGGAGTCTGCCCTGCCTATTGACCCTTATGTCTTTGGTATATGGCTAGGAGACGGAAACAGTCAATCGGCACAAGTGACTATGCATGAAAATGATAGGGAAATTGTTGAATACATGCGCATGAGTGGCTTAAACATAGTTGTGCGAAAAAGAAAAAGTATATTAAATGTCATGATATCACCACTGCGAGGATATGAGACTTGCAAACGTGGGCATACTCGGTCCATAGTTGGGAGGTTGCCGTCAGGGAGCTGCAAAGAGTGCGCACGTCAATACGCACGTTTTTATGCACATGGGTATCGCGGCGGTGAAATATCCGAGAGAATGGATAAACAGGTTCCCATAGTAACAGGGCATTCCCTATTGTTGAAACTAGGTGTAATTGGAAACAAACACATCCCGGTTGATTATCTCAGGGCTTCAGTGCAGCAAAGATTAGCACTGCTTCAAGGTGTTGTGGATACTGACGGTCACATTGGCAAAGATGGCAGATGTGAAATAACATTTGCGTCTGAGCGACTAGCTAACGATGTTGCTGAATTAATTCGCTCTCTTGGAATGAAACCAACGATTAAGGCGAAAGCGGCAGTTTGCACAAACTCTAAAAATCGTATGGTTAGTAAATACTTCCGCATATCCTTCCTCGCTTATGAGGATATTCCGGTGGCGCGCTTACGCAGGAAACGCGTGCGGCAAGTGCAGCGGGACGGTTCCGTCAATCGGAGAGTAGGCGAGACGACCCGCCGCCGAATTGTGAATGTCGAGCCGATTGAAAGTGTCCCTGTCAAGTGCATACAGGTTGACAGCGAGAGGCATTTGTATCTCGCGGGCCGTGGGATGATACCAACACATAACTCGGAATTTGAACTGAATTGCATTGGATATGTCATACACCAAGACCCCGGCAACATCCTTTATATTCATCCTGATATTGGCGATGCGAAAAAGTTTTCGCTTCAGCGCGTCGGACCGATGATAAAGGAAAGCCCTGTGCTTCGGTCGAGAGTAGCCGAGGCAAAGAGCAGGGACAGCGGGAACACGATGCTAAGCAAATCTTTTCCGGGTGGCATGCTTATAATGTGCGGCACAAATGTTGCGGCGGACTTAGCCTCAACGCCTGCGCGTTATGTGTTCGGCGATGAGCGCGACCGTTGGGCATCGTCAGCGGGGAATGAGGGCGACCCGTGGAAGCTCGCAACTGCTCGGCAAATCACTTATTACAATTCAAAGTCGGTCGAAGTATCGACACCAACCATAAAAAATGCCAGTGCAATTGAGGATTCCTTTTCTGAGGGAACAATGGAGCGATGGTGTGTCAAGTGCCCCCATTGCGGAGAGTATCACGATATTAAATTTTCAGATATTAGATACAACTCCAAGGAAAACGTGGTGCGAAGCAAAAAACAGTATTCGGTAACAGATATTTTTTATGTCTGCCCGGGATGCGGATGTGTTTCTGCCGAGCAGCAAATAAAGAAGCAACCTGCAAAATGGATTGCGGAAAATCCGGATGCCTACAAACGGGGCATTCGTTCTTTTTGGCTCAATAGTTTTGTGAGTCCGTGGGCGTCATGGGAATCGACAATCCTCGAATACCTCTATGCAATCGGAGACACCCGCAGACTGCAAGTTGTGTATAATACGCGCTTCGGAGAGTTGTGGGAAGACCGCGGTGACATTGAGGATGAGGATAGCCTGATGGCAAGGCGTGAGGAGTATTCGGCAGAACTGCCGGAGGGCGTTCTTGTTTTGACATGTGGTGTAGATACACAGGACGACCGACTTGAGTATGAAGTTGTAGGACACGGACACTTCGGCGAGACGTGGGGAATAGAAAAAGGCATCCTCATGGGACGCCCTGATGACTCCGAGTTATGGAGCAGACTTGATGATGTATTGAATCGTGTTTACAGGTTTGAGGGCGGTGTAGGACTGAATATTTCCATGACCTTTGTTGACGAGGGTGGACACTTTACTCAGGATGTCCGGCAGCAATGCCGTGCGCGGCTTGGGAGAAAGGTCTTTGCGATAGCCGGGAGCAACAGGCACGACGCTCCCTTTACAGCTCCTCCACGAAAACAAAAAATTGTCGTAAATAAAACGATGATTGGAACTTGTTGGCGCTATGAGATTGGTGTTGATGCAGGAAAGCAGATAATCATGGATAACCTACGAGTGCAGACGCCCGGCGCAAAATACTGTCACTTCCCGAAACGCGATGATTACGGCTCCGCTTATTTTACGGGATTGCTGTCAGAGCATCTTGTTTATAATCCTAAGAAAAAGCAACCTTGGGGATGGGGGAAGATTCCGGGACATGAGCGGAACGAGCCTCTGGACTGCCGCAACTATGCTTTGGCGGCGTTCAAGGTTCTCCCCGCGGATTTGGATGCGATAGCACAGCGGCTTATAGCGGCAAAGCAAGAAACACCAAAACTACATACTGCTACCCCGGCAGCACTCAGAGTGCAACGGCGCAGCGGACGGCGAGGCTCGTCGCCGGAGAGATTCTACGATGATTGGTAAGGTGAATGTTATGGCATCAAAAACTGAACTGAAAGCGCGGCTCGCCTTCTGGAAAGCCGCGCTTGAAAAAATGCAGAGCGCATATCTCGCGCTGATTGACGGTGGTGTCAAGTCATACACCATCGACGACCGCAGCCTCACACGGTTTGATATTCCCGAATTGCTTGACCGAATTCGGGAGGCGGAGCGAAAGGTTGATGAACTGACATCGCTCGTTAACGGCGGCGGCGCGCGGCGGGCTTTTGGAATTATCCCGAGGGATTATTGAAGTAAAGAGCGTCAGCATAGCAGAAAACGGGTATCTGCCCTTCGGGGCTTGCCACGGACGTCCTGACAGAGTTACTTCCTTTCGCTGTCAGGGCGTCCTTATATATTCAAAATTCCGAATGATTGGAGGCGATGAGCATTGGCTCATAACACCAGACGCCAAGGAGTTCCACAGGTGAAGGGATACAGCGAAGCCGGAGCCAGCAATACTCGGAGGGCACTCAAGGGCTTCACTGCCCGCAGCGGTTCTCCGAATGAAGATATTGACCGGAACAACTCAACTCTGCGGCAACGTGGCCGCATGCTATATATGAGTTCGCCAGTGGCGGCATCTGCCATAAACACCAACCGCACAAAAGTTGTCGGCAACGGCCTCACGCTGCAAAGTGCGATTAACCGTGAACTGATTGGCCTTTCCCCCGAGGCGGCTAAAGAGTGGCAGCGCAAAACAGAAGCGGAGTTTCAATTGTGGGCTTCCAAGAAAGAAAATTGTGATGCTATCGGTGTTAACAACTTCTATGGGCAACAGCAGTTAGCTTTGAAATCATGGCTTATGAGCGGCGATATATTCCCGCTTTTCAAACGATATGACCCGACGCCGCTGAACCCTTATTCTCTGCGTATTCATCTTATCGAAGCCGACCGCGTGAGTACGCCGACAAAGTACGGCGCGGCAGCCGGTTTTTCCGTTTTAACGGACGGAAAGAATGAGGCAACGGGGAATAAAATTTTTGATGGCGTCGAAGTCGATAAAAACGGTATGGTCGTTGCATACCATATCCGAAACACACACCCCGGAGAAACAAGAATGGAAACCGTGGAATGGGTCAGAATTGAAGCCTATGGGAAAAAGAGCGGCTTGCCGAATATCCTGCATGTCATGGATAGTGAACGCCCGGACCAGTACCGCGGTGTTACATATCTGGCTGTTGCCATCGAACCGCTGTTGCAGCTTAGACGGTACACGGAAAGCGAGCTCATGGCGGCGCTTATCCAGTCGTTTTTTACTGCGTGGGTTACGACGAACACCGACCCGACCGGAATTCCTTTTAATGAAGTTGGAGCAGGTGATATTGCCGGAATTCCCAGCGAATCACCGGACGGCATCTCCGAGAGCCCGAGCGAATACGAGATGGGGCCGGGCATCGTCACGCATCTTGAGGAAGGTGAAAACATCACTTTCGGGAACCCAAACATTCCGACTGCAGGATTTGAAATCTTCGTGAAATCAATCTGTCGGCTTATCGGCGCGTCCCTCGAGCTTCCATATGATGTGCTTATAAAAGAGTTCAACTCGTCGTATTCGGCGGCACGTGGCGCATTGCTTGAGGCGTGGGAAGCATTCAGAATGCGGAGAAAATGGTTTGTTGATGATTTTTGCCAACCTGTATATGAGGTCTGGCTTTCAGAAGCGGTTGCCCGCGGGCGTATCAAAGCCCCGGGCTTTTTTGATGACCCGCTTATAAGAGCCGCATGGTGTGGTGCGCGTTGGATTGGCCCTGTGCAGGGGCAGCTCGACCCGTTGAAAGAGGCAAAAGCCGCGGTCATAATGACTGACCGCGGCTTCAAAACCCACGAGCAAGTCACCCGTGAGTTGGGGGGCGGCGATTGGGAAGAAAATGTAGAGCGCATCGCAACTGAAAACGAAAAACTTATGGAGGCCGGGGGCGGGAATTATATGGCCTCGCTTGAGGGCAATGATGAAGGAGGAAACGACGATGGCAAATCCGATTAGCGGACTTTTTGGGAATCGCGATAAAAAGGCCGTAAATATAAAGCGAGAATGCTATACCATGGCAACAGTGGACGGCGATGAGGCCGAAATCATCATGTACGGTGAAATAGTCGAGGCTCATCCCGTCGATTGGTGGTCGGGAGAACCTATTCCGGGGAGTTTTATTGTTCTCGGTGAGTTTTTAGATGACCTGAAGGAAATCGAAAACGCGAATAAAATCACTATGCGCATCAACTCTATAGGCGGAAACGCCTATGCATCAATAACAATTCATAATCGGCTAAGAGAGCTTAAGGGTGAACTCACCGCTATTGTTGACGGTGTTGCGATGTCCGGGGGCTCTCTTCTCATGTGTGCGGCCGAGAAGGTTCAAGTCAATCCGTCCAGCCTCATTATGATTCATAAATGCCTCGCTTTGCTCATTGGCAGATATAACGCGGAAGAACTCCAGAAGATTTTGGCTTCAAATGAGAGCGTAGATAAGGCGCAAGCCGCGATTTACAAGCGAAAGACAGGGCTCGATGAAGCGGATATTTTGTCAATGATGGGCGATGAGACATATATGACGGGTGCAGAGGCTGTCGAGAAAGGTTTTGCTGATGAGCTGCTTGATTCAGAAGATATTGAAATTGCGGCCAGCGCAGACTTTCGAACGCTTTATGTCAATGGGCGCACCATGCAGTCGGCGTTCCCTATGATGAATTTACCAGAGAGTATCAAAATGGTCGATGCTGCCAAAGGTGCAGATAAGATAAATTCAAAACAGCCGGAACAGACCGGCGGCAATGAAGGAGGAAAAACCATGGCAAATACACTTGAAGAACTCAGAACAGAAAATCCCGCTATCGCAAGCGCAATCATGGACGAGGCCAGAGCCGCCGTGTCCGCAGAAATCGAAGTGTCCGGCAATACGGCACTGGAGGCAGAGCGTCAGAGGCTCAGGGAAATCGACGAGATTTCCGCACTTTACAGCGAGGACATTGTACAGGCGGCCAAGTACGGGGACAATCCGTGTACAGCGCAGGAAATGGCGCACCGCGCAGCGCAGGAAATGGTAAAGCAGGGCAAAAAGTTTCTCGGCGATGTGGAGGATGACACTACGGCTTCAGGCTCCGGCAAGGTAGGCGCAGCTCCCGGCTCTGATGGTGAGCTGAGTTCCGATGAACTCATGGCAGCGGCCCGTAGCGACGTTAGGGCAGCGCTTAACAGAACGACGAAGGAGGACTAAATCATGGCTGATATTTACAGAAAAGTCGGTGAAATGGATTTTGACGGATTGATTACCGGCATAAATCCGTCCGTGCAGGTTCGCGGCGGCACCATTGCTGCGCCCGCCGATGCCGTGACATATAAGCGCGGCACGATTTTTGCAAAATCTACGACGAACCACAAGCTTTACATTCTCGGTAGCACACCCGATGGGGGCGACACGCTGACCCCTGATTGTATTTTGTGCGACGATATGGAGATGGACGGTGCGGATGTTGTTGCGGCGGTATATACCGCAGGTTGCTTTGACAATGACAAGCTCACTGTGGCCGAGAGTT